TTGTGTCCTGTCGAATTGATGAAGCAGGTAGAAGAAAAAATGTATATGAAGGTGACCAGTGTATACGGATTGACGGAAGCGGCTCCCGGTATGACGGCTACCCGTATAGATGATTCATTTGATGTGCGCTGTAATACGGTAGGGCGTGATTTTGAGTTTACGGAAGTGAAGGTGATTGATCCGGAGACAGGTGAGGAATGTCCAGTTGGTGTACAGGGTGAGATGTGTAATCGTGGATATAACACCATGAAGGGATATTATAAGAATCCGGAAGCTACGGCGGAAGTTATTGATGAGAATAATTTCCTTCATTCGGGCGACTTGGGCATTAAGGATGAAGATGGGAATTATCGGATTACCGGGCGTATCAAGGATATGATTATTCGTGGTGGAGAGAACATTTATCCACGTGAAATCGAAGAGTTTCTTTATAAACTTGATGGAGTGAAAGATGTGCAGGTAGCCGGTGTTCCGTCAAAGAAATACGGAGAGGCTGTCGGTGCATTTATCATTCTGAAAGAAGGTGTGACAATGCAGGAAGAAGATGTGCGTGACTTCTGCAGAAATAAAATCTCTCGTTATAAAATCCCCAAATATATCTTCTTTGTGGATGAATTTCCGATGACGGGCAGTGGCAAGATTCAGAAATTCAGACTGAAAGATCTTGGTTTGAAACTTTGCAAGGAGAAGGGGATAGAGATTATTTAAATGAAGAATGAATAATTTTACTTTTCTTAGGTATAAAAAGAGACTGTCTTCTAATAGGCAAAAAGAAGACAGTCTTACTTTAATTATATGAATTAGTCAAGACTTAATCTGACAGTTACGTATAAAAAGAATAAATTTGTAACAGAAAACAGATTAAGTTATGACAACATCAGAAAAGGTCATCAAGAACAAACTGGGATTGCTTGAACTCTCCCAACAGTTAGGAAACGTATCACGTGCTTGTAAGATTATGGGCTACAGTCGTGACAGTTTTTATCGTTTCAAAGAGTTGTATGAACAAGGCGGTGAAGTCGCCTTGCAGGAGATTTCTCGCCGTAAGCCTGTCATAAAGAACCGTGTGGAAGAACACATCGAGCAGGCAGTCGTACAGATGGCGATAGACAATCCAGCATTGGGGCAAGTCCGTGTATCCAATGAGCTACGTAAGAAAGGTATTCTTATTTCGCCGGGCGGAGTGCGTTCCATTTGGCTACGGCACGATATGGAGACCTTCCAGAAACGCCTGAAAGCATTGTCAGCCAAAGTGGAACAAGAGGGCATTATCCTTGATGAGAACCAAGTGGCGGCATTGGAAAAAGCAAAAGAAGAAAAGCAGGCTTATGGAGAGATAGAAACTTATTATCCCGGTTTTCTACTTGCCCAAGACACTTATTATGTAGGATATATCAAAGGTGTGGGACACATTTATCAGCAGACCGTCATTGATACTTACTCCAAAATCGGATTTGCCAAGTTGTATGACAGAAAGAATGCGCTTGTTGCTGCCGATATGCTTAACGATAGGGTTATTCCTTTTTTCGAGCAGCATGACTTGAAACTGATGCGTATGCTAACAGATAGAGGAACAGAATACTGCGGAAACAGAGAAAATCATGAGTATGAATTGTATTTGGCTGTGGAAGACATTGATCATTCTAAGATTAAGGCGAAAAGCCCTCAGACAAACGGTATATGTGAGCGATTTAACAGAACCGTGCAGAATGAGTTCTATGCTATTGCATTCAGAAAGAAAATCTATACCTCTATCGAACAGCTGCAAGCAGACCTTGATATGTGGATGAACTCCTACAATACCCAAAGAACACACTCTGGAAAGTACTGTTTCGGGAAAACGCCCATGCAAACTTTTATCGAAGGAATCGCTGTGGCAAGAAAGTATCAACTGCAAAATCAGGAAATGATAAAACCGAATGAGCAGGATAAAATCTCATTCGGTTGTGAGGATGATGAAACTTGTGTAACTTCGCAACAAACATCTGACAGTTTTTTTGTCCGATAGTAAAACAAATGTCAGAACAAGTCTTGACTATTACATCAGAAAGAATTGGAGGTTGTTACAGCAGAATATTCCAATGTACAACAACAGCTGATTCAGCATGAGAAAAAGATTGCAACAGCCAAATCCTCTTATGAGAAGCTGTTAAAACAACATGAGAAGTTTCAAGAAAACTTCAAAAAGAAATCCACCAAAATTGAGAATCAAATAAATGAATTGTTGGATTCTATTAAAAAGTTGGATGCCGAGAATAGTAATCTTAGATCACAAAGGACTAAGTTGGAAGCAGATATAGCCAGCCTCCAAAAACAACTTGCCGGAATTATCGTTTGTCCTAAATGTCAACATGAATTCACATTGGCTAATGATATAGATATAAACGAGGTTAAACTAAGATTGCAAGACCGAAATGGAGAGACACAAGACATTCTCCAAAATATTGAGGCTAATGAAAAACGCATTTCAGATATTACAACAAAAGGACGCGAAGCTCGTAAAGAACAGGATGAATTGAATCGTAGTAAAATAGAATGGTCGAATAAGATTACCGAGACTTGTACGGCATTGGATGAATTATCACGTAATACGTCTTATTTAACCAATAAAATGCAAACCCTCCAGCATCAAATGAATACCCTTCAGAAATCCATTGATGATGCGCGTACTAATTTATTTGATGATTCTTATGCAATATTAGATGAAGCTATTAGAAAGCAAGAATACGAAGCAAAGCAGGCAGAGTTGAATATTAACAATGCTAATGGAGCTATTCAGTCATACGAAGAATCTATTCGTGACATCGAAAACTCTTCCGAAACTGACATGATAGAATCTCTCAAAAACAACAAGAAAAAATATGAGAAAGAATTGGTATTAGCCATTTCTGAAAAAGAAACTATTGAACGGAAATTAAATTCATATAAAGAGCAAGAAGCAACCTTTATTGAATTTAAAACCCATCTGGCTAATACTAAAATTGATGCTCTTAGTCACATAACTAACGAGTTTCTGGAAGCCATTGGTAGTGACATTCGTATTGCATTTTCCGGTTTTACAGTCTTAAAAAGCGGAAAAATCAGAGATAAGATTTCCATTTCTCTTATTCGCGATGGTGTAGATTGTGGCTCTTTTGATAAATTTTCAGAAGGTGAAAAAGCAAGAGTTAATCTAGCTAATATTTTGGCAATGCACAAACTTACCAATGTAAATTGCGATGACGATAAAGGACTAGATCTCCTGATACTTGATGAAATATTAGAAGCCACTGACGAACAAGGGCTTTCCAACATTTTTGATGCCCTCAATCAATTACAGATTACATCTTTGGTAGTCAGTCATGGAAATATAGCTGAAGGCTACCCATACAAGACTGTAGTCAATAAACTTAATGGCGTTTCATACATAGAATGATTAACGAATCAAAAAACATTAAAAATGAGTCAATAAATCAAATTACACGTGATAATGTGCTTGCATTAGATATAGCAGAGCACTGTGGATATCACTCAACCCATGAATCGGGAACATGGAATTTTACCCAAAGAAAAGGCAAAAATGCGACCGAGCAACATAAAATGTTTTATGACACACTGGTTGAATTTATCCAAAAATACAACATCAAATTGATTATCGCTGAAGATGTATGCGTTTCAAAGCATTTCATTGCAGCGCGAAAACTATCCGAATTTAGAGGCATATTATATCTGATATGCGCCCAGCTTGGACTCCCGGAACCAAAATTCATAAACGTTAGCACAGTAAAAAAATGGGCTACCAGTGACGGAAAAGCTGACAAAAAGAAGATGATTGAATATTGCATCAAACGATGGAATATTACACCAGTCGATGACAACATGGCTGATGCAACCCACATCTTCAAATATTATGTAAGAATATACAAACTTTAGACAGAAAATGAGTTACGCAAGAAACATAAGGCGTAGGCAACAAAGAGAAGGCCAGCCCCATTTAATGATGCTAGGAAGCTTGCTAGGAGATTTTTACGAATTCCTTAGTAAACAACCCCAGCCAACAGACAACGAGGTAAGAAGTAATTTTATCTCTAGTAATAATAAGTGGAAGAAGTATTGTAAAGTCCACAAATTGATGAACTCGGATCACTTGTTTGTGCTCAATGTTCAAGAGGCGTGGAAGAGACATACTCAGCAGTTACCACAGAACCCATAATAATAAGTGATGAAGTAGCTGCACGGCGAAAAGCCCTATTTGATAAATACGTAACACCGTACAACCGAATGATATACAAGTTATGTATGCGCTATACTTTTAATCCTTCTGACATAGAAGACAATTACATAGAAGTGCTTACCAACATGTATAAATATATCGAGACATATAATCCAGAGCGTTCTGTACAAACATGGCTCCATATTGTAACCAAACGATGTGTTTTTGATTTGGATCAACGTAAAAAAAGGCATCAAGACATGTTGAGTGATGATAACGATGTGGAAACATTTTCTTCCAGTGAATCTATTGTAGATTTTGACGAAGTAAGCTCTAACGTAATGGGTATTGACAATTATCAAGAGTTATACAGTGATGATGTTTTAGCTGCATTAAAACAGTTGAAACCACAATACAGAAGCGCACTTTTGTATCAACAGGCAGGATATAAACTCAAAGAAATTGCCGAAATCGAATATCGGAACGGTGCCTTAGAATCTCGCAATATCGAAACTGTCAAAAGTCGATTATTCTTGGCGCGTCAACAACTTCAACAACTATTGACTCGTGATGGAAAAAGAAGAACGACTGACGAAACAGATTAAGACAGTATATACAGAAATAGCCAAGCGTTTGGTAGACCCCTCCTTCTCATTCCCAGAGGGAGGGCAAGCCAAACGCCAACTATCCAAATTTATTGTCAACTTTACTCAAATTTGTGGTGGAGAATTTAATACTTCACGACTTGTAGACTATTGCGTATTCCAGCTTCATAAAAACAGGAATGCCCAATATCAACGTACATTAGCTCCAAAAACATTTGGGACTACCGCTCTTCAAAAATATCTATCAATGTCTTCCAAATCCAAGCAATATCTGGAAGACCAATGGTTATCTGAAGCCAATCTAACCAGAACTAGTATAAACAAACAAGATACAGAGCATACAGAATCAGCTGAAACATTATCAATATCCATTTCACAAATATCATCCAAGCTAGACTCTCTATACCAAAGGGTTAATGAACTTAGCAAATCATCAGGAAAGACTATAGAACTAAATTGGTGGGATTTACATAAAGATAAGATTTATCTATCGGCAATAATTACAATGCTAATAACAATATTTCTTGTTAAAATCAAAAAATCATATCATTTATAACAACCACCTCTATAGCAAAAGACTATTCTTGATAAAACATTAAGAAGTTATGGATTTACATATTAAAGATAGATTGCTTATTCCTTCTATTTTTCCAGAACGGGGAAATTTTATGGATTTTAATTTGAAAAAGTCTATCGCCCGAAAAATTGCTATTTCAGAGCAAGACAGAAAGGACTATGAAATAGTCGAAAAAAAGGAAGAAAAGCGAATTGAATGGAACGTTCAAAAAGACGCAGAAACCCCATTAGTGGTAGAATTTTCTAAAGAAGAACTGGATTATATGCGTAGGTCTTGTGAAGCTATTGCAGAACAACAAATGCCAGATGAAATGTGGGCTGTAGTTGAACGCATCTATAACGAAGCACAAAATTGATTTCTTACTTCTTTACTCACAATCATATCTTCCATACGAATGGGAATCTGTCTTACTGTACGGATTCCCATTTTTTGTTTTAAATTAACAATATGGCTGTAGGATTAAAAGCACCAAACATAAAAATTGATTTCAAGCCATCTCCCAAACAATATGAATTATGGAAATTACTTCAACCCGACTATTGCCCTCATTGTGGAGGGCATATATCACAAAAAATGGTCGGACATGATATTAAAGGAAACCCACAATATAAACCATATTGCACATCATGCGGCTCTGAGAATCTACCACAACTTATTTTAGGAGGCGGTGCAGCCGGAGGTGGAAAATCTTATTTAGGAAGCTGCTGGCTTGTCAGTAGCTGTATGAGATTTCCAGATATACGTGCCGTTGTAGCTCGTAAAACCTTAAAGAGCTTGAAAGGTTCTACTTGGAATACCATAAAGAAAGTATGTAAGGAATGGGGGCTAAAAGAAGGGGTGAATTACAAAATAAACAATCTGGATGGGATATTGACATTTTGGAATGATTCAGTCATCATCATGCAAGAAATGGTTGACTTACCTTCAGATCCAAACTTTGAACGTTTCGGGTCTTCAGAATATACTATTGCATTCATAGATGAGGTATCAGAGATTTCAGAAAGAGCTATTGAGGTATTATTTTCTCGTCTTCGTTGGCGCACAGCAGAAACATTTAAAACTGCTAGAATGATGATGTCAACCAACCCTTGCATCAATTGGGTACGTTCGCGTTTTGTTCAAGACGATGAAGGAAATCCTGTATTATGCAAAGAAGGCGAAGCATACGTACCATTCTCTGTTTTTGATAATCCGGATATTCAGTTTGTACAGACCTATGTTGCAGCATTAAACAAAATTACAGATCGAGCAACACGAGAAAGGCTTTTATATGGAAACTGGGATTTTGTTGACTCAAATCTTATGGCTGCATATTGGAATTTTGATGGCGAAAAACATCTTATTGAACGGTTAAGGGAAAAAGTTTATGATCCGATGAAACCGATCATATCAGGATGGGACTTTAATGTCGCTCCATATATGAGTGAGATGGAGTTGCAGATTAATTATGAGAAGAAAGAAATATATCTGCTGGAAGAAAACTTAGGTAAACCAGAGAACAAAGAAAACAATACCCCCAAATTATCTCAAAAAATAAGAGACAAACACCTCCAGAATCAGCATATAGGCGGAATAATTATAACAGGAGACCCAGCAGGATTAGCACGTAGCACGCAAACAGAAGAAGGTGTCAACAACTATACTATTATAGTGGACAATATGAAAAACAATGTGCTAAGGCCACGTATAAAATTGCTTCAGAAACAGCCGCCACAAAGTACCCGGTTGGAGTTTGTCAACGCTATATTAAACGGGTTTGACGGTTGGAAATTCATGGCAGACCTACGGTGTCGTAAATTTACTGAAGATATGATATATCAGCAGAAGAACTCTGACGGCACCAAATCCAAGAAAAAAGTATTAAATCCCAAAACCGGTGGAAAAGAAGAAAAATATGGGCACTTATCGGACATCTTGGATTATGTATTGGTATTGTTTCTCTGTGACTCATGGAGACGGTTCCAAAATCAAAAGACAACAATTGAAACATATACAGCACCAGTCTATAACACTTTTGAATATTAATTATGTATAGAAGGTTTTTAAACAAAAACGATTATCTGGGTATTATTACAGAGGATGCTCTATCGCAACTTACACGTGGAAAGGATATTTGTTTTGTGCAGGCAGAACAAGCCGCTGAAGCATCAATAATGGATTACCTTACTGAAAATTACGAGATTGAACGCGAACTAAATCGAGGTAAATTCATCTTTGAATATGATCGAAGAGTCAGCTATCCTATAGGATGTCATTTTTACTTTGACGGAAAAATATGCGAGGTAATTCAAGCTATCAATGGTTACAAAGCTCCTTGTCCTATTTCTTATTGGCACGAAACAGAAGAGATACTTGACCTAGAAAAAATAGAGCAATATAGCCAGATGAAAAACTATCGTCCCGGAGATGTGACAAAGTTCTTAGGAAGGACATATATATGTGACATCGCCAATGGCGTAGACTTCAACGATATTCGTATTCCGGAAGTTAATGCCTGGGAAATGGTTGATACATACAAGTGGGACACCGTTCCATACAATGAATGGGAAGTTGTAGAATATGAAGGCAAATTCTTCACCTTGCTAACAATGGATAATTATGACTGTCTAGTCAATCCAATGGAATCTGACTGCTGGGGGATGATTGGAGAATATGATCCTTCACTCAATTCTTATGAATTGTCAGAACACGAATATGTAGAATATAAAGGAAAAATTTATTATCCTATAATCAACCCCAATGCTGATGTACCGGAACTGGAAAGGAATATCAGATACCATGACCCAAGAAACTATAACTTGAAACGCCACATGGTTCAACTGTCATTATACGAGTTGCACAAACTGATTTCTCCGAACAATATCAGCACTGTACGAATAGATGACTACGACCATTCTATGCAATGGTTAAAAGACGCTTCCAGGCTAAAATTAAATCCTCAAATTCCGAGAAAAATTGATAACAAGAAAGAGCCTCTTACAGACTGGCAGATGGCAACCTTTCAAACATCTTATGACCCATATCAAAACCCTTGGCATGTATGAAATGGTTTTAATATGATAGCATCATCTCAAAATTAAAAATTAACCTCAAAAATTACATGGATCTTCTAAAAAGAATTAGGCAGAAAATAGATGAATTCTGCTTTAACCACATGAGAATGGACGGTGCCCAGCATCTGATTGCCGGTATCTTGATTTATGATGTACTCAAATACCTTATACCTGTTTGGAGTGCCATATTAATCACTCTGATTATACTTGTCGCCAAAGAAGTTGTTTTAGACAAATGGGTAAAGAAAGGGGCGGCAGATTGGCATGACATAATCTGGGGAGCCATAGGGCTTCTGTTAGGAGTGCTGTAAATACTACTATTAAACTTAACGATACGGTGGGTAATAGTAATATTATTCACCGTATTCTTGTTAATGCTGCTGTAGATACTAAACTTTGTGTTAAAAGTAGTGCTGATAAAGATGATTTTAATGATGCTGAAAAAAAAAGTAAAACTAATGTTGTATCTTTGTCTCGTAAAAACAATTGATTTATGGCAGTTTATATCAAACCAATACCAACATTAACCGGCAAAGTCGCAGAAAAATTTGAAAAGATTGCCCGCGAGAATGAGAAAAAACGAGGGACCGTTGATTTTTCGCGTGAAGTAGAAATGACCAAAAGAATTTTGGAAAAATCAAACCTTCGTAAATTCAAATAGTGGGTACATTTATCGAAGATAATTGCGAATTTGTTGAATGGAGCAGTTCTCTAATAGAGAACTGTTCTGATTTTTCATGCACTCACGATAAGGATATTGAAAATTTCTTCAAAAATGATTTTGAAAATTACAACAATCAATTACTTGGTAAATCATACGGTTTCGTCAAGGCTAACACTTCTTTAGAATTAGTTGCAGCATTTACCGTATCCAATTCAATGTTACCCGTTTCGTCCTTACCTAAAAATATAAAAAACAAAATAAATCGCCCAATACCCAATATTAAACGCAACTCTCAATATCCAGCTGTATTAGTTGGACAATTAGCTGTATTTGATTCCTTTGCCGGAAAACATATTGGTGATGAAATCTTGTCTTTTATAAAAGGTTGGTTTATTGATCCATTAAATAAGACTGGATGCCGTTATATTATTGTTGATGCCGCCAATCATCAAAAAGTGATAGATTTTTATCAGCGTAATGGATTCAAATTTATATTTGAAAATATTGCAGATGAAATAGAATACATGAAACTGGACCTAGAACCAGAGTATAAACGTACTCGTTTAATGTATTTTGATTTGATTATCCTAAAATCATAATTTGTTTTCTTCTAACAAAGAAAAATACCCCGGTCACTTAGGGTGGGGATATTCCTAAAATAATAAAATTTAAGGCAACTACTTCATTGCGAATTAGTTGCCTTTTTTGTATCTTTAA